CTTGGCGATGCACGTTTGCGGGATGTCGGTGTCAGAAGTTTGCCCCAGGTCGTGCCGCCGGGCCTTGTCGGCGCGGACCACGTCGATGAACGCGTTGTACGCCGCCGCCGGGATGCGGAGCGGGTCGTTCGGATTCACCTTGCGGAATGGATCGGCCATTGCGATTCCCTACGACAGCAATCCGGACAACGCGTTCTCGTGATAGACCTTCTCGACGTAGGCGGCGATCGGCACCTTGACGATCTTCTTGGCGTTGGCGTCGACGCGATCTTCGTAGCGAATCCACAGGTATTCCCAGCCGAGCTTGCTCGCGATGGTGATGTCGCCCACGGTGAAGTTCGTGCGGTTCTGGCTGCCGGAGAAGTGCAGCGTCACTTCCCAATCGTCCTGGCCCCGCTTCCGTCCGCTCGCCCCCATGAACAGCAGCTCGCCCGCGTTGAACGTGAGCTGCACGCCGTCCACGTTCAGGTTGACAGTGTCGGTGTTGACGCAACCGGTGAGGCTATAGAGCGACGAGACGTAGCCGGTCGAGAGATCGCCCGAGGCCATGTAGCGGGTGACGGTGTACGAGAACGCCGGCACCTGGACATCGACGCCTTCGACCGAATCGGCTGTGACGCCAATCAGTTGCTTGTAGTCCGGCGCGGTCTGGCCGGCGGGGGCAAACTTGCCGGTGGTCGACAGGCTGTTGCTGATATGCTGCGTGCCGCCGCCGGTGTCGAACGAGAATTCCGCTTCGCCGGGTTGTTTCCGCTCGCGAGTGCCGTAGCGGGCAGCCCCGTCGAACAGAAAATCCGCTTTGCGCGTGATCTCAACGGTCTGTAGCGCCATGCCCGAGTATTCACTGGCAACTGCCTCCACGAGCGCCGCCGACGCGGCCAGCGGATCATCGGTTCCTTCGACGAGGAACTTGATCTCGGCGGTCCCCTTCTCGACATCGATCGAGATTTGGGGGGATGAATAGGATTCGGCAACGACGATCGGCACGCGGCGCCCCTTAGGTGAACGTGGCGTTCGCCCGTTGGAATTCGAGGATCAGCCGCTTCGTGTTTTCATCGAGCCGTTGCAGCATATTGAGCTGCTGCTTGGGGATCGGATCTTTGATCCCGATCCGGTCGGCCACGCTGGCGTTGAACGTGCCGTGGACCGAAGCCTTCTTCTCGGCCAGGTCCAGCAGTTCGTCGGCGTTCGGCTGGTTCTTATGCGCGGCGTAGAATTCGGGCGTGCCGGCTTCGAGCTTTTTCTTCTTGGCCTCGGCGGCCTGGTTCCGCAGGGCGTCGAACTCGGCGCGGAGCGAAGCCAGTTCGCTTTCGTCTTGCTTGCCTGCAGCTTCGCGGGCCGACTTCATCCGGTCGCTGTCGCGCTGGCGATCGGCGTCGAGCCCTTTACGGATGGCGCTCGTCTCGTTGTCGATGGCGGCTTTGTCTTTGCGACGCGCCTGCTCCCGGTCAACGATGTCCTTGGCCCAATCCTTCCCGCCAAACAAGTAGGTCCACAGGTCTTTCGCGGCGTCGCGCGTTTCGATCCAGCCTTGGCGAATCTTGCCCCACAGCCAAGTGAGCGCTTTTGCGGCCGCCGTGACCATGTCCCAATAAAGGTCAACGAACCAGTCGCGGAACTCTCGCCAGACATTCATCAATGCGTTGACGCCGGTGTTCCAGGCCAGCTTGAGCGCAGCCCACATGATCTTGGCCGCCAACTGGATGTCGCCCGCCATCAAGGCGTCTTTGATGCCGCCGATCGCGTCGCCAGCGATTTCTTTGAGTTGGCCAAAGGCCCCGCCGAGTTTCACAAGCGCCTCGCGGCCTCCCTCGGACGTCAGCACGAACACCGCACCCAGTGCCGTCAGCCCGGCGATGACCAGCCCGACGGGTCCGACCAGCGCCGAAACGACGGCCACGACACCGGTCAGGACGGAATGGATCACCATCGCGCCCGTTCGCAAAGCGCCAAAGGCCGCACCGGCGAACATGATCGCTTTGCCGACGAGGTAGATTCCCGCACCGACGGCGACCGTGATCTTGGCGATCTGCATGAACGAAGCGATCAGGCCTTGATTCTCTTTCGCCCACCGGGTCGCGCGCTGGGCGATATCGGCCAGTTGCTTGGCAGTGGCTTTGAGCGCCGGCGCGAACGCCGCGCCGATTGCGGCCAAGGCGCGCATGGTCGATTCCGACAGGCTGGTCCAAGCTTCCTTGAGCTTCTCGGCGGACTCCGCTTCCGCCTGCGACCAGACCATGCCCTCGGCCGCGGCGCGGGCCATGCGCCGCTGCAGTTCCGCAGCCCCTTGGCCAATCAGCGGCAACAGGTCAGTGCCCGACTTGCCGAAGACCTCCATCGCCAGCGCCGAACGGATCGCCGGGTCGTGAATCCGCTCGAACGCTCCGGCGATCTTCACAAGCTGCTGATCAGCCGACAGCCCGGCCAGATCGGCAAGTTGCAGGTGCAATCGCTGGAACGTCAGCACCGTTTCGGGCACGCCGGTCGCCAGCCCGAAAATGGCTTTCTGCATCTTCTTCAGACCGGTCTCGAGCGAATCGGCCCCGACTTCGCTGGCCGCCGCTTTCAATAGGGAAAGACTTTCGACCGCGATCCCTGTCCGCTGGCTCAGGCGATACAGCTCGGAACCCATGTCGGCGAACGTCTTTCCTGCGGCGACTGCGCCGGCCAAGCCCGCGAGACCAACCGTGGCGATGCGCCGGCCGATGGCCGCAACCTCCTTGCCGAACGCCTCGAGCTTGGCCTTGGCCGCGGCCAGACCCTTTACCAGCCGAGAATCTTTGGCGAAGATCTCGACGAAGGCCGCGCCGGCTCGAATTTCACTGGCACCCGCCACGGCTTACCTCACGGAGTTGGCCCACAGGCTGGGCAATTGCGCTCGATTCACTTCGAGCGCCGGGTTCATGAACGGACGGGCCGCATACTTGACGGTCTTCTTCCGCGTCGGCTGCCGCGGGCTCGTCGCCTTCTTGCTCGTCAGCCACGCCTTGCCGACCAGCACTTGCGTGAGCGCCACGTCGCCGCCCAATTCCAAAATGCGAGGAACGCGAACGCCGCTCGATCCGTTCAACCGCACCGGGCCGACGACGACCGATTCGGTCCGCGGGTCGTAACCGAAGAAGATCGTCTTCAGATTCGGGCTGTGCTTGGCGTGGGCGCTGGGCGGTGAACCGGGCGAGGAGACCGCCTTGCGGCGGCGAATGCTGGTGCGGGCCGACGTGCGGACGAACGCACCTGCCTTCGACAGCGCACGCCGGTTGGCCGGCTTGAGCCGTTTGATCACCGCTTGGCGGTCGAAGAACAGACTCTTGATTTCAAAGCCGAAGTCGGCCATCGCTAGCGGTTCCGCAGGAATACTTTGAGGGCCTGGATTGGGACGACGATCTTCTTCTTGGGTTTTGCTCGGGCGTTGAACGGATGAAACTCACTGGGCTGCCGCGGCTTTCGCTTCCCGGTCGGATCGGGGGCGGCATTGAATAACGCCGCAATCTGTGCCGCCGCCCGGTCCCAGGCATCCCGCCGCCGGCCGTCAACCATCCAGAACAACTCGCGGAGCGTCAGCCGTCCGGGGTCGATGCCGACGACGCCGGCCAGCTCGTAGATGGTTCGCCAAAGGTTTCCGACAGCATCTTCGGCACGTCGATGTTCTCGATCCGCTGGCCCGCCAGCTTCACCGCCGCCGTCACCAGTTCCGTCTGCTTGTGAATCGCCTTCACCACCTCCTGGCGGCGAAGGCTCTGGAAAAAATCGGCGAGGGCCTCCCAAAAAGCGTCGCGGGCCGCGATGATCGCGTCGCCCCCCAGCGCCGCGCCGAACTGTTCACTGCTGACGCCCGCCGCATCGGCCTGCGGCTTGAGCGCCACGAAGATCGCGTCGCAGAGCAACACCACGTCGGTGTCGAGCCGCGTCAACAGCGGTGGTTCGCCGCCGAACAGATCGAGCAGATCGACCTTGAGCGCGTCGCGGATGCGCTTCACGCAGTCGATGGTGACCGCGAGCGTCCAGTCGCGGCCGGATGAGTCTTTGAATGTTTTCATTAGGAGGAGACCGTGTACCAGGACGGAGGATTGGCAGCGTAGGTCGGCTTGATGGTGACCTTCACGGTGAGCGCTTCGGCCAGCTTTTCCTCGACGGAGAATTGCTTGACCATGCAGGTCGCCCGCAGGCCTTGCGAGCCAGTCGTGGCGATGGGTCCGTCCATCGCCGCGAACTCGACGGCCGACCGGCTGAAGAAGGCGGTTTGCACCGCCGTGAAGTTGGCGTCGGTGGGATCGTAGACCATCTCGAACTCAATCGAGCCGTCCAACAGCGTGGCCACGTTGGCTTTCCAGCCGCCGCTGGCGCGGGTCGTCACGTCGGCCTCGTCCAGGTCCATATTGAGCGTCAGGTCTTTGACGTTCGTCATTTCGGACCAGGTGGGCGCGGCGTAGGTGCCCGTGTTGCGATAGAGCTTGGCGTTGTAGCCGAGAACGAACGATCCCATGCGACAATCCCTTGAGTGAACGGTTATCCTTTGAGGCAGACCTGGATGTGCCCGGCCTGATCGCCGACGGCTTTGAGGTACGGGTAGGCCGAGCAGGCGGCGGGAATCACGTCGCCGCACGGCGCGGCCATCGGCGTCGTCGCGGCGGTGCCGGCGCTTTTGACCGGCACATAGTCGGTGCCGTCGTGCGAGCCCCACCACGTCAGCGTGGCGAACGTCTCGCCGACCAGCGCGATCACGTTTCCCGAGGCCGCTTTGGCAAAGTAGATCGCAGCGCTGGCGGCCGGCGTCGTTCCCACGGCCACGGCCGAGAGCTGCTGGTCTTGCCGAGCGATCTTTTGGTGTTCGCCGTCCATCGTTTACTCCGCAGTCATTCCGCTGCTATTCCACGGTGCGGTAGCTCAGCGTCAGCACCGAGGTGAAGACCCGTTTCTCTTCCAAATGCTTGAGGTCGTAAGCCGCTTCGCTCGTCGTTCCGGCCCACTTCGCCTGCCGGCCGCTGATGGTCGTGAGCGTCTGCAAGCGAAGAGACTTTTCGATTTCGTCCACGAGGTTCACCAGGGCGTCCAAGTCTTCATCGCTGCCGCTGATCTTGTTCTGCACCGCGAGGTCGATCGTGTGGTCGTATTGGCACGCCGTCCGCGTCGCCGGCGTGCTGGTGCTGTTGCGGGGAATGACTGTGACGACGACCGCCGGCTCCAAATCCTTGATCTCGTAATTCGCCAGGTACTTTCGGCACGCGGAGATCGGCTGGCTGTACGTTGCGGCCGAGAGCGCCGCGACGACTGCGTCGGCAATTTCCACGAGCGCCGCAGCCACGGCCTACTCCGTCGCCACGAGTTTGGTGTGAATTCGGTAGGTCTTGCGATACGGGTCCGAGAATCGATAGGCCGGCTCGTTGCCGGGAGCCATGACCTCGTAGACATAAGTCGCAGTTCCCTGCGTCGCTGTTGCCTGGTCGCTGCGCTCCGTGATCTGGTCGCCGCGCTGCGGTTCGCCCAGCGTCAGGTCCGCGGCTTGAATCAAGTAGTCGCGGGCCTCCCATTGCTCGACGATCCCGATGTCGCTGGCCGTCTCGAACACGGTGCGGCCGATCACGGCGGCAACCGTGAGCAATGCATCGCCGCGCGAATACACGACGGTCTGACTGGCGTTGGCCTTCAGTTGGTCGGCCAGCCAATCGGAACCGGTTTGCAGCAGATCGGGCATGGTCAGTTCTCAGGCCGAAAGACGTTCCACGGTGAACAGGTCCAGGCGGCACGAATCGCCGGCGTTGGCCACGCTCCAGGTTGCGGTCACCGAGATCAACTGATCGACCGTCGTGTCGATCGCCGTGGCTGGCAAGTTGCACGGTTTGCTGGTGACGGTGCCCGGCGTGCCAAGCCCCTGCGCACCGGCTGCGACGATCGTTCCGCCCGAACCGTTGGCTCGCACGACGACCATCGCGTCGAAATAGCCGATGTCGTTATTCGCTATGTCCACGGCAGCGGTCGCCGCGATCACGGTTGAGCCGATCTTCAGCTTGAGCGTCAACGTGTCGGTCGAGTTGGTCGCGGGAGCAATCGCCTGGGCGCGAATCTTCAGCACGTCGCCGACTTGAAGCGTGCCCGCCGGAATCGTGTGCGTATTGCTGAACGCCGTCTCGGTCGTCGTGTTGGTCACCGCGGTCGAAGCGGCCACGGCGGCATAGCGCAGAGGAATCTGGTCGCCGCTCGCGAGCAGCTTGACCGGCACGACCGTGTCGCTGTCGGCGGTCGCGGCTGCGGTCAGGCCGAGAGGCCTGTTGGCGCCGCTGCCGGTCGAGAGCGTGGCGACCTCGTTGGTCGCGTCCCAAAAGACCCGTTTGCCCATGGGCATTCCGGAGCCCGTGGTCGTTGCCTTGGGGAATTTGAATACACCCTCGGCCACGAGCGCGCCTTGACGGTTGGCCGGGATGTCGGCCACGGCCACGAGCGCCGCGTCTCCTTGGACGATCACGTCGCCGGCGTTGACCGCCGAGGCGGGCGTGAAGTCGAGTTGATCGCCTTCCTGAAAGAAGATTGCCGTCGGTGCCATGTTGAAACCTCGCTATGCTGCGATGAATTTGTTTGGAACGAAGATCAAGCGCCCGCGTTGAACACGGCCGCTCGAAAATCTTGGAACGCCACGCCGAAGTCGAAGAACGACCGCCATTGCATGCCGAGCGTGTTGAAGTCGGTTTCGCCCGATTCGATCACCGGCGTGCCCTGCCCGCGGAAGTAGGCGATGCTCATCGCCGCCACGTCTTCCGGGTCCGCGAACAGATACCAGCCCGTGGCGCTCTGGTTGGTGATCCCCTGGGCGTTCAGGTAGTGCGACGACACCGGGGTGAACTTGCCGGCGTGCGGGTTGTTGGCCGGCACCATCTTGCTGTTCGCCGGCACCTGCAAGATCGTCGATTCCTTGTAATACCGCTCGGAGATGACCTTGAGCGTCGTGGGGACGAGCATGATCGCCGGGCTCAATAGCACCGGGTTTCCTGCCACGTCGACTTGGTTCAGGAACGCGACCTCGGCCGCCGTGATCCCATCGAGATCGAGCGTCGAAGTGCCGCCCGACAGATAGTTTGCATTGGCGGTCGAGAAGAACTGGTTGCCGCCAATCGTCGGGTTCGAGAGCAGCAGTGTGAACACGGCCGATTCAACGGCCAGCGCTCCTTGCCGCCCGAGCAGACGCGGAATCTGCAAGAACGCCCCCAGGTCGTCATTGATGATCTGCTGCCGCGTGAGCGCGATCAGACGGCCGTAGGTGTCGAGCTGGTTGGTGTACGACTCTTCCGACAGATTGGTCGATTTGAGTTCGCCGTCCTGGCCAACCTTCTCGAACATGCCGTTGGCCGTGAGGCGGTAACGCGAGAACGCTTTGAAATCGACGGCGTCGGTCGTGTCGCAGAACGTGTTCGAGACGGTGTTGACCGCCTCAAACGATTTCAACAACTGCTTGTTCGCCAGGTTACTGAGAATGCCGGGCAGGCTGATCGTCGAGAATTCGCCGCCCGATGCTTGGATCGTCCGATCGGCCTCGAACGCCGCGCGGATCGTGTCGTTGTCGACCTTGCCCGGCCGGACGTAGCGGCCCGCGGCCCGGATCACTTCGTACATCAGGCTGTGGATCGTGGCCCCGCGAATGTCGCGCGAGCGGGCCGCTTCCAGCACACGGTCGCCATACCACTTCTCGACCGACTCTTCGCCGAGGCCCGCCGAGAGGCAGAGCGACGCTTCGAGCGCGACGGATGCGTTCACGTGCGCCAACCCGCCGCCAGCATGGATCGCCGGGCCGGTAGGACGCGATGCCCGCAGGACTTCGAGTTCGGTGCGCGTTTCGTCCCAACCTTCGGAGACGGCCTTGGCCGCGATGTCGGCGTGGCTGCTTGCCGCTTTGCGGATCGCGGCGATGCGGTTCATTTCCGCGGCGGTCTTGGTACGCAGGTCGGCGACGGGGTCGGCGTCCGCCGTCGCGGTAACGGTTGTCGGCGCGGCAGTTTTCTGCTCGGCGTCGAACGCCGCCTCGAGCGATGAACGCTGCGTCTCGCTCAATGCCGCGCAATCGAATCCCTTCGCGCTAATCCAGTCCTCGAACTTCATGGTCATTACCTCGATTGATTGAGCGGCGGCGGAAGCCACCATCCGGGCACTCGTTTGGTCGTCGGCCCCCAGCGCCACGAACGACACCTCTCCGAGCGTCGCCTGACGCGCGACGTAGAGCGGACCCGCGAAGGACCGCCCGTTGACTTGGACGCGTTCGCCGTCCTCGACGAACACCATCTTCTGGACGCTCGCGCCGATGCTCGCCTGCCAAGGAAAACCGTTGTCGGAGCTGGCGACGATCTCGCTTGCGTGGGCGTTGGCTCCAGAAACCGAGCCATCGACCTTCAGCACGCCACCATTGACGGTCACGTTGTCGGTGTGGCCGACGATCTGGCTCGGGTTGTGATCGCGGAGAATCGGCCGCGACTTGGCCGAGACCCGCATGCCCGACATGTCCACGACGACCGGATACGGGATATTCGGCAGCGACATCTTGCCGCCGGTGTAAGCGGTGATGGAGAACTTGCGGAGTTTCTTGGCGTCGCCTTCCCCTTCCGCGGCCAGCACCAAGCGGCCGGCGTCTTCATCGCGCCCGCAACTGATCGTGATCTGGCTGGGGAGTTTTTTAATTGTCTTCATCGCTGCCGACCTCCTCGGGTTCGACTTCGCCCGGATCGTGCGCCGGAGCTGGCGCGGGCACTGGCGGTTGCATGGTGGTCGGCACCGGAACCGGTAGGCCGAGTTCCTCCATCAACGCGATCTCTTTGGCCCGTTGCCGGAGCGCCTCGGCCCAATCGCGCCCCTCGCGGGCGTATTCATGCGCGAGCGTGGTGGTGTGATTCGCCAGCCGCGTTTGCTGCGCGGTCGCTTCCTTGAGCGGATCGACGTGTTCCGTGCCGTCCCAAAACCACTGGAAAACCCAATCGGAGAACGGACCCATGCCGGGCGGAATCAGACCGGGAATGAGCGCGGCCTCATCGAGCCAGGCGAAGAAGATGCGATTGAGCGCCGTGCGTTCGAGATACGTCTGATCGACGCGGATCGCCTTGTAATAGACCTGGTGATCGAGCCGACCGGACGCATAATTGTAGGATGCCGAATTGCCGGCAGCGACGTTGAACGGCATGTTCAGGCAGCGAGCGATCTCGTTCAGGATTTCCTTCTTGAACTCGGCGTAAGTGGTCGCCGGCTGCTCGGCCTGCAGCTGGCTCATCTTCCAGCCGCCGGGCATCGTCAAGAGCGCCCGCTTCTCCAGTTCGATCGGCTCGAATGGTTCGGCAGCATCTGCTTCCCCGTTGGCCGGCGCATCGGTGTAGAGGATGCCGGCGAAATCGGCAGCCGTCTCGGCGGCGGCAATCACCGCCAGTGTGAAACGCCGTAACTGTGCGAACAGCGGCAGCGCGGCCATGATCTCCGGAATGCCGCGATGCTGGCCCGGCCGGTCGGCGCGGAACAAGTGAATCACCTGCGAGGCCGGCACTCGGTCGAAATCCCAAGGGTTCACGACGACAAACTGGCTGCCCGGATGCTCGCGCAGCACATGGTACTCGACCGGGTTGTTGTAGACGTCGAAGACGATGCCATCGACGAACCGCAGCGACGGCGTCAGCAGAATGGGCGTCGTCACCTGATCCGCCTCGACCAACCGCAGGTCGAGCTTCACCGGCGTCGGCAGCTTCGGATTGGTGACGTACAGCGCGAACGCCTCGCCATCCTGCGTTCGGGCGCAACGCATGGTGCGGAGCTTGCCCGTCAGGTCCACGGCAGTCGCCCATTGGCGAAAGGCCCTTTCGATCTGCTTGTTCGCAGCCGGGTTCGGCGTCAGCATTTGCAGACGCGGGCCGGTGCCGATCACGTCGTTGGCTAGAGTGTTGACGATTCCGCGGGCGTAGCTGTTGTTGGCGACCTCGTACCGCGACCGAATCCGCAGGTTCCGGCGGACGAGCAGGTTGTTGGCGGCGTCGGGGGCCAATGCGTCGGCGTTGATCCAGTGGCGACGGTTGTCGTCCGTCGTCATCGCGGCGTCGTAGCGGGCCCGAACGATCCGCGCCGGCCGCGACGTCGGAGGCGATGCCGGTTCGGTACGGACCCAGTTCTTGAGCCAGCCAATCATTCAGACGGTTCCCGGCGGAACGAACATGTTGAACCGCAGCCCGCGAGTGGGCTTCTTAGTCGCGTCTTTCGCGGCCAGATATTTGTCGGCCTCGATCTGATCGGAGAGCGGGTGCTGCTCGACCGAGCCAGCGTCCCCTTGGGCGCGTGCCGGCCCCTGGGCGTTTTGGCGAATCGCGTCGGCAAGGTCGTCGGACATCGGATGACTCCACAAAAAAAGACAACCCGGTGGGCGAACCGACGAAAAAAGGCCACGCGGGGATGCGGCCCCGCATGGCCTTTGGAAGTTGGCTGGTTTCAGCGTCGAGGATCAATCGCCGCCGTCGCCCAATCGAGTTGTCGTTATTTATTTATATCAACTTGTCTGCTCTAAAAACGGCGAAACCGAGCCTCTCGAAGAAATCGTTACACCGGTAGACGTCGTGGCGGCATCAGCAATCCCTTTTGCGTCCCGTTCAGTCTTTAATCACGTCTCAAACGCCCTATCGAGTACGGCGACCGTTGAATTCCCTCCAGAAACTTCGATGGTCACTGAGGGCGGTTGCTGGCAAGTCTTACCGTCCTGGAAAGCGATTACGGTTGCACCGCCGATAGCGATTGGCACAGAATTTGCGCACTGCGATATTGCGGCAGACGAATAAACCTGATAGTCTGTTGTGTTTTTCGGCACTTGAAAATAGATTGGTGTCATGGACGACGCCGCGATAAGAACTGCTCTCAAGCTGCGGCTCGCGACTGAGCATGCCGGCGAGGATGCGCTTATCGTCGACGAACTGGGGCTGAATGAAGGTGAGGCCCGTGTCGATCTCGCCGTTGTTAATGGGGCTTTGAATGGCTACGAAATTAAGAGCGATCTCGATACGCTCAATCGATTGCCAAATCAAAGAGATGTGTACGGCGAATTCTTCGACACTGTGACCCTCGTGGTTGCCGAAAAACATCTAAAATCGGCAAAGGCCCAAATCCCCGAGTGGTGGGGCATAATTGTGGCGACCACCTCAGGCGAAGATGTTCTCTTGCACAGCGTGCGTGCGCCCACGCCAAACGAAGGGGTCAGTGCGAGCGCAGTCGTCAAGCTGCTTTGGAGAAGCGAATCCGTTGCCATCTTAGAATCGCTCGGAAGGCTTCGCGGGCTTCGCAACAAGTCGCGCGACCATCTCTGGTTCGCGATCACCGCCAATTGTCCTCCAGACGAAGTCAAGCGTCTCGTTCGAGAGCAGATCAAAGCCCGGGGTGATTGGCGATCTGCCGCACGACGAAGGTCAAATGATGATTCGTCCCGACTTGTCGCCAAGTCGTTGCACTCCCCGGTCCGTCAGCGCCAGTTGCACAATCATCAATATATCGATCCCCTGCACTGAAATCTCTCCCGCTGTACTCGGGCAACGCACGCAGGATTCGAGCGAGGCCGGGATATTGGCTTGGTTGCCCCTTCGTGATTACTCGTCCCCTGACAACGATCCATTCAACGTCGTGTGTATATCGAATATTGGCCGTCATTTTGATAATGCGAAAGTCGAGCGACGCGTATTCAGGATTTGAAATTGCGTAATCTGAAAACGCCGGCCTCCGACGCATTTGGCCAGCGGCGATCAGCGATGTCCAGACATTCCATTCAGTGCGCGGAATCGCCTGTGTCGTTCCCGTCGCAATCTGCCTTAGGTCGGTCGGAAAAGCACTTCCCGAAACCGTCAATGATCGCCACTGTGCTAGGTAAGGGAGTGCGTTCACATAGGCCGGAATCACCATAACGTACTGAGCTTCAAACTGCGGGTTCATCGGCCCGAGGTCGATCACCAAATCGACTTGCTCTGGACGCACGTTGAAATTCGCAAGAATGCCATCAATTTGGTTCGGTAGGTTTGGCGTCGCGGCAATTTCAGAAGCCAAGACGCGAAGACACATGCCACGTTGATCCGCTTGAATGATTTCGTGCGTCGCGGCTTGATAGGCGGGGTCACGGCCCAACCCGGTTACAGGAACGAGTTGGAGCTGCAGTTGCCTTGCCTGATTGAAAATATGAGATAGCGGGTGGAGTCCACTCGCTGTCGTCCCTTCGTTGGCAACGGGGTACGCATCCAAGTAGGCACGCTGACTTCCCCAATGCTTTTGGAGGTTATCAGCAACCGAAGCGATCTGCTCATCCAGAGTTTTCGCTGGAGCTTCGTTTTCGTAGTCCCAGTCAATCGGCGGAACTTCAAGCAGGGGAGTGAGGCATGATTTTACATCCGATGCAAGCTCTCGAATCGCTCGAAGTTCTCCCATCTTCGCTGTCAGAATCGGCAAGTAATGCTTATGGTCCAACATATATTTCATCCTCGGAATTTGATTAAAGAGCCAATAATAGATCGTGCTGATGAACGGATGTCAAGTAGTTTGATACGACCGATGCGCCGTGCTGGTGCGTACTTATTTCGAGCCTGTCACCCAATTGCCCGTTCCCAGGTCGTTAAACGTTGACCACAGTCTAGACATTTGCGTCTGCGGACGATCCTTTCGCCGGTATATGGTCGTGTATAAACGACGGAAAGGCTGCGGGAGCCACAATGCCGACATCGCAAACCGCGATCACAATCCGAAACCGGACGCTGGCTGGACTTGTTCACGTCCGTTGCCTCCTTTGAATTTCCGCAAAACTGACTCGCCTGCGCGGAGTCACGAACTTCCCGTCCGTGCCGGGCAATATCGCGCCCTGGATTGACGCGGCCACCGCACAACCCACCAAGCCATCGAACCAGTGGTTGTCGCCACGCTCGGGGCGCAATTTCCATTCGTCGACCGTGCGACCACGACCCTCAGTCTTCACCCGATATTCGGAGGTAACGTGGTCGGCGTACAGGCGGTGCTGCTCAGCCTTGTCTCCAAACAGCGATAGGCAACCACGGTCGCCCATCGGCACGACCAGTCGGGCATGCACGAATGACTTCCAGTAGTTCGTGTCAAACAGCGCATGGCGAATCGCCCGCTTTCCCTGCACGTTTGGAATCCGCCAGTTGTGCCCGAGGCGGTCGCCAAGCTTGCGTTTGTAATCCGAGAATGGTTGGCTCGACGCGCCGACGAATCGACCGTGGCTGGGCATGACCACGCCCGCATGCGACGACTGGCGGCAGAATTGATAGACGACATCCGTCGATGATCCCCAGTTCGCGTCGATCAAACAGCGCTCAATTCGCAGCGCCGCCCCATCGTCCCGGAGCCATTCGCGGCCGAGACAAGCGTTGGTCAGTGCCTCGAGGCCCGCATAGATCGAGCCTTCCAGGCCAGTCCCTTTTGTAGCGGCCGCCAGCGTGATCCGAGCGTCGCGGAGCGTGAAGTACGGCCGCTTCTGATCTGGAAACGTCCCGTAATCGACAACGTAGCCCGTGAAGTCGTCCTCCCAGGCCGCGACGACGAAGAACAGAAGCGTGGCCTGAATGTCGATGAACATCGTCAAGTGGTTACACCCGATGGGTATCACGGCGCGTCGCAAGCGATTCACCTTCGACGCGATCTGGTCGGCCGTGAGCTGGTCGCTATCCGCGTCGTCTTCGACCAAGGGTTCATTCTGGTATTCAGCGAAGAACGCGGCCTCGTCCTGCAGCTTGAGGTTCATCGCGTGCTGGATGGCCGACAGTTCGTCGTAATTGAACCGCTCGGGCCACGCGATCACCGCCCCCTCGTCCATCGCAGCGCGATTGGCACGATAGAATTCGGTTGCCTCGTTGCCGCCGTTGCCTTGGCGCATGCTCTCGGCGCGGATTTCGGCGTACTTCGCCCACAGCTTCTCGTCAGCCGGGAACGAATAGACCATCTTGGTCCGCTCGCCGTTCCACTCCGGATGCTTGTCCCGGCTCAAGATGTTGTCCGCCATGTCGCTGGGTCGAATCACGGTGCAGGGCATGATGCCGGAGATCTTCTTGCCCGGCCCCGCCAAACCTAATATGGCTCCGGCCAGGATGCTTTCTCGCGTCGCACATTGCGACAACGAGCGGGCCGATTCGTCGGTCTGCGGATCGTCGAGGACCACGAGCGTCGGACGCACGGTGCGGCCGTCGGCTCGCTTGTACTTCATCCCGCGAACGCGACCGGTGATTCCGGCGACCTTGATGATCGCGCCGCTGGCCGTGCTTCCCGGCATTGTTGGCAACACGACCTCGCGAGCGGTCCAACCGATGTGCGTCCGGTCGCCGTTGTAGAGCTGACCGTTGCAGCGATTGGCAATTCCGTCGAGGCTCTGAATCGGATAAACGACCTCGGGAAAATCCCCTAGCAACAGCTCGTTGCCGTCGAGTTCCATTTTGATGGACTCCAGCATGTCCATCGCGTGGGCTTCGTCCGAACCGATTAAGCAGACGAACTCACGGTGCCCGTTCAGCACTGCCCAGATGCACGCGCACTCGCAGATCGTCGTCTTGCCCGACCCGCGCGGCATGGCCATCGCATACAAGCCGCCGCGAAGCACGGCCTGTTCGATTCGGGCAATAACCTTTAAATGGTCGGGCGACCACGGCAAGTGGAAGGTCAGCGGGAAATACGCTTCGCAGAAGAATCGAAAGTCGGACGCCGCCCGCGCTTTGCGATCTGGGTTCACGACCGCCGGCAATTCGCCGATATCGCGCCCGGCAATGGCCAGGGCGACGTTCCGCGCCCGTGCGCGATCCTTCATCCGCTCGTAGGGATCGCCGTCCGCTTCGGGCCTCGGCTCGTTGCGGACCTGGACGAGCCACGCGACGTAGCGCAACAGGTCGACGTGCCGCGCATCGCCGATCCGTAGGCCAGCCCGCGTGCGATGGCGATGCAGTTGCCGCTCGTTGATCACTTCCCCCAGCGGGGTCGAGTTCAGCAAGCGACACAGTTCGCTCGGTCGTAAGGTGCGGGGATCAGTCGCCACTGGCCATCTCCTGCACCAACCACGCCGCGTAGTGGACCAAATTCAATGTCCCGTCCGCATTCGTCGGCGCGCCGTCCGCGACGTCGTCGCGCAACGTCGCCTCGGAAACGGGCGTTCCGCCGACGCGGGCCAATAGCCGCGCTGCATCGGCGAGCGACAAAGCCTGCGGATTGATCGCGGAATTTGCGGGACTTTTCGACATGGTTTAGGCCGTCCTAAATCTCGGGAAAAGAATCTCTGGAATCTTTCTGGAATGTTGCCGCACCGCGCTTGATGTTTTTCCGCCCGCATGGCTCATGTGTGACTGTACCAACGAACATTTACCACCAACTAACGGAGCCGAACGATGAACGCCAACGACGCCAACCAAAACGACGACCTCGATTTCGACCTGGAGATCACGAAGGTCACCCGCCGGGCTTCGGGCGGCGGCACTTGGGTTTGCGGAACGATCAACGCGGAATACCACTTCGACGCCCTGGTCTTCCCCGAACACGCCGAGAGCCCCGACTACGAGATTGGCGACAGCCGCATCTCGAAGCTTTGGGTCCAGCGGCTCGCCGACAAGCGGACGGTCTACAACTGGGACCGCGGAATGGACTCGCCCGCCCTGACGGGAGCGGCGGCGGCGGTGGTCGACTTTCTCTGCGCCGGTCTCGCGGACCTGATTTACCCGAATTGACCTGAAACGAATCGCATCCATTTTTCTCTTCCCACTAACGCCAAGGAGTCCAAAACGATGAACGCCCGCCAGAACCAAAACGAGATCAACCGAGTGCTTGCCCGCGGAATGACCGTCGGGCAATTGATCGAAGCGCTCCAAGACATGCCCGAGGACGCGGTGGTGGTCTTCGCGAGCGACTACGGGGACATCTGCCACACCGAGCAAGCCCTGATCGTCCGCGAGATCGACGAGATCGATCCCGCGACCGAACGACTCGAAACGTCGGCCTATAGCCATTCGGGCATCGCCATCGAATCGATCGTCGACGCGATGGACTCCGACGACGAATGCCCCGCGGCCGACGAAACAACCCGCATCGTCATTCTTCGTTCGTAGCCGAAACGCCCGCGAGGGCGTCGTCCGCGGTGGTTCCGCGGGCCTGATGATGGCAGCCACTTCCATCGAACAACGTAGACGAGGAAAAGAACCATGTCCGCGACGAAGACCACCAAGAAGGCCGCAGACTCGAAGGCAACCAAGACCGCGAAGGCCGCGAAGGCGAAACCCGCCGGCAAGAAGGCGAAGGCCCAAGCCGCCAACGGCAAGCCCAAGAAGATGAGCGCGATCGACGCCGCCGCACAACTGCTGGCGTCGTCGAAGGAGCCGATGGGCTGCAAGGAATTGATCGAGGCGATGGCCGCGAAGGGCCTCTGGACGAGTCCCGGCGGCAAGACGCCGCACGCGACGCTCTACAGCGCCATCCTGCGGGAGATCAACGAGAAGGGGAAGGAAGCCCGGTTCGTGAAGACGGAACGCGGGCGGTTCGCCGCCAACGGGTAGACCCCGCCACGGGTTTCGCCCCAACGCCCCACGTTCGCCACGTCGGGGCGTTTTTTCGTTGGTAGACGCCGTGGCCAACCGTTCCCACCGGCCGCGACACGGGCCAAACGTCGCGTTCACGTCGCGACCTCCTTGGTGGCGATCCGTTCTGCCTTCCGCCCCGTGAACTTCTCCCATCGCTGCACGATGACATCGGCGTATAGGGCGTCGAGTTCCATCAAGAACGCCTTGCGGTCCGTTTGCTCAGCAGCGATAAGCGTCGAACCGCTGCCCCCGAACAAGTCCAGCACATTCTCGCCGGGCCGCGACGAATACTGGATCGCCCGCACGGCCAACTCGACCGGCTTTTCGGTCAAATGAATCATCGACTGCGGGTTGACCTTCTTGATCGACCAGACGTCGACGGCGTTGTTCGGGCCGAGGTAGAGGTGCGCCGCTCCTTCGCGCCAACCGTAGAAACACCACTCGTGGTTCCCCATGAAATCTTTCCGCGTCAGCACCGGGTGCTCCTTGACCCAGATGATGGCCTGCGAGAAGTACAATCCCATTGCCTTCAGCACCGGCGGATAGTTGCCGCAATTCGCGTATCCGCCCCAGATGTAGAAGCCGCGCCCAGGCGCGAGAACGCGGGCCATGTTCCCAAACCACGCCGCCAACAATTGATCGAACGCCTCGTCGGTGACGAAGTCGTTCGCCAGCGGCCGGTCCTTGGCGCGAAGCTTTTTCTGTGTTGGCTTCGACTTCTTGGGGTGGCGGGCCAGATCGAGCGACTGGTGATGCTTTGGTCCGGCAAATGAGCTTAGGCCGGCCGCGATGGCGTTGTTCGAGCGCGGCTCGACCTTGACGTTGTAAGGCGGGTCAGTGTTCACGAGATGGATCGTCGCACCGTCGAGCAGCCGGTCCACATCTGCCGGCTTGCTGCTGTCGCCGCAGAGCAAACGGTGGTCACCGAGGACCCATAGGTCGCCCGGCCGCGTGGTCGCCTCGTCGGGCGGGGCCGGCACTTCGTCCGGATCGCAGAGCCCGTCATTCAAGTCGCCGTTGAGCAGCTTGGCCAATTCGTCCTGGTCGAACCCAAGCAGGCCGAGGTCGTAGTTCGCTGCCTGGAGGTCGGCCAATTCGATCGGCAGCAGGTCAAGATTCCATTCGGCCAGCTCATTCGTCTTGTTGTCGGCGATGCGGTAGGCCTTGATTTGCTCGGCCGTCAGGTCTTTGGCGACGTGGACCGGCACTTTTTCCAGGCCTAGCTTCTGCGCCGCCTTCCAGCGAGTGTGGCCAACGATGATCACGCCGTCGGTATCTACAACAATCGGCTGGCGAAAACCAAACTCGCGGATCGACGCGACGACTGCGTCCACGGCGTCGTCGTTGAGACGCGGGTTGTTGGGATACGGCTTGACCCGCGGTAGCCGCCACAGTTCGATCTTCATCGGAGCGCACCTCGAGCACAGGGTTATGTGCTGGTGGCTCCGAGATGCGGAGTGCGGCCCCGGCAATCCAGGACGGCGGGCAGACGAACCAGAGACCGTCTACCACTTGATCAGGCTGCAGAAATTCTACCGCAATAAGGGCGTTTCGTCACGTCGACCGATCCTTAATTCAATTTGCCGCGTCCTTCACTACTTGCGAGCAGCGTTGGCGAAAGATAGCTTACGGAAGTAGCTGAATCATCCACCAAAATCACGATGAAAGAACTAACGGGTGGAGCTGACTGGCAGCGCTTTTTGCAAGGGCTGATGGGATGGATCTTGAGACTAATTTTAACCGTGCAGGGCGTTCGACGCTTGAGAACCAACTATCGACTTGGTTCATGCGCCGCACGGCTGTCAATGGTGTTCGTCGTGTTGCGAGCGTCTTTGCGGCGGTCGCAACTGACGTGGGGGGGGTGAGAAGCGAGAATCAAGATCGTCTGGCGATCGCCCGCATTCGTGACCGCACGGGACGTGCATTCATATTGGCAGCACTGGCAGATGGGATGGGGGGAATGCGAGAAGGCGCTGAATGCGCTGCGACGACGCTAGCTTGTCTGATTGGAGGAATTGCTGAACGAGCGCAGGCGAGCGACGTACCTCGAGATTGGCTCTTGCATTCTGCGTCTGTTGCAAACGTCAGGCTGCACGCGAAATTTAAAGGTAAGGGAGGCTCGACGCTTTCCACGATCCTGGCCAGTGGAACTGGTGACGTCTGCTGGTTGAGCGTCGGCGACAGTCGCGTCTATGTCACCGAGGGGAAAAAACTAACACAAATCTCGGTGGACGACACGATTGCCGGACAACTCGCATCACCGGCTCAGTTAGGGCCCGATCATTCAAAGCTGCTGCAATACGTAGGTATTGGTGAATCACTGGAGCCGCACATCGATCAATTTCAGATCACTGTTGGAAACTCAATACTTCTAACATCTGACGGCGCTCATTACCTGCCGTCGCAATCAAATCTGTTTGGTCTGATTGTAGAGCATGCAGCTGATCCTGGCACGTGCGTTCACAGATTGGTGGAATTATCAAAATGGAGCGGCGGCGCTGACAACGCGAGCGCTGCAATGGTGACTTGGGAAGCTGGATCAGGGAACGAAACCAGACAAACGCTACCAGCCTTAGAAGTATGGGACCCATTCGGAGAATTGCAGATACTTTGGCAAGTATCTCCGCGCGAAGCACCGCAGGAACGTGTGGCTCCTGTACCTCCGCCGGACATGAAGAGAAAACCACCTAATAAACAACCGGGGTCGAGTAACAAACGCCGTAGTCGAGGTGGGCACAAAGTTAAGCCAAAGCCGCAACCGCGGCGAAACGATTCGGGCGGGGACGAAGTTCCTCAGCTATTGATTGAGTTCCCCAATAAGAAGGGGACTTAACACATGCTTTTACCAGACAGATACCAGGTTGCGGGCGATGCGCTTGATGGCGGCATGGGGTCAGTGATCCCTTGCAAAGATACTGTGCTTTCGCGTGACGTCGCAATTAAAGTACTCCAAAGTGGGACGGAGCACCGCCGCATTCTGGATGAAATCGCTGCGCTGTTGAAGATGAGATCCAAGCACGTGGTTCAGGTATACGACGTACTTGACCTGCCTGGCGGTAAAATGGGAATCGTGCAGGAGTTCATTGAAGGCAAGGATCTGCTCAAACGCGCAACGATTGCAGCATCTAAGGCGGACTACTACAAGCAGCTGTGGCAGATCGCTTCAGGGATCAGTGATATTCATGCGGTTGGCGTGATTCATCGTGATATTAAGCCCAATAATATGAAGATCGACCCAGAAGGCGTAATTAAGATATTTGACTTTGGATTGGCACGTGATGAGGGTGAAGATGCGGCAACAGCAGGTTTTATTGGGACTCATGGCTTTGCGGCACCAGAACTCTACAAGGGCTCGGTTAGTTTCACGAAGGCTATCGATACATACGCGTTTGGTGCCACCGCTTACTTTCTAGGCGCACGCCTTCTTCCAGCTAGCTTGCGCAATAAGCCTCCTACCCCTGTCAAAGCCGACTGTTTTGACGACTTGCCATTTGAATTACCGCCGGACATCTCGTTTGCACTACATGGTTGCCTCGCACATGATCCCAGAAAAAGACCGCAGATGAGCGATGTCAGGGACATGCTTGCTCGGCACCTGCTGGCGGGCCGGCACAAAGCCTTGCTGGTATATAATGGTAGTCCAAACTATTTGAACGCAGACAATCGATCCGTGAATCTTAGGCTTAAAGGAATGGGCCAAATAGAGATTAGTTACGACGATTTGGATTATCGAATTGTTAGCGTAAGCGGGGACGTCGCCATCAACAATCGGATCGCGTCGGCTGGTGACGTATTGCCTGGTTCATGCGTGATCGCTCTTGGCAGTCCGGCTATGAAAGCACAGCGCCGGTACATTACGTTTGATTTGTCGCATCCGGAGATTGTGCTATGAGCGGGACCTTGGAGGTAGGCGACGTCGTGGGTGATCGATACGAGATTCTTCAGTATATCGGCGAAGGTGGTATGCAGTTTGTTTATGCTGCTCGAGATCGAACTGCGGGCCGTCGAGTAGCGCTGAAGACGCCCAAGAATAAGTCGGCTACCAAGCGATTCAAAAGGAGTGCAATCGTCGCTGCAAAGGTCAATCACCCAAATGTTGCGAAAACGCTTGACTATCTCAAGGTGGGTGACCAACGGTTCTTGATCGAAGAGTTGATAGAAGGTGAAGACTTGGCCAAGGCGCTGCTTCAGGAATCAAGTTTTTTGGATCCTTATCTGGCAGCAAAAGTGTTTCATCACCTCGCAAAGGGAGTGGCGGCTGCACATCATGCGGGTGTTGTCCACCGAGACCTAAAGCCGACAAACGTCATGATAGTCGGTGGTTATTCGATCGATGAGTTGAAGGTCACCGACTTTGGAATTGCCAAAATGGCGGAAGAAGAATTAGAAGCAGCTGCCGAGGGAGGGACCGCGACACTCACGACATCGCAAACTGCCGTCGGCGCGCTTCCTTACATGGCTCCGGAGGCGATTGAGTCCCCAAAAGAGGTGACGTCAGCGGCGGATACTTGGTCGCTAGGTGCAATGATGTTCCATTTGATGGCGGGCTCGCCGCCGTTTGGGAGCGGTCTTAAGGCGGTGAAGGCAATTCTGAACGCTAATGAACCGTCAATTCCTCCGTTTGTGACCAAGAATCCCCAGTTCGCTCCACTAGCAACTGAAATTATGACATTGGCTTTGTCGTGTTTGAAAAAGGAACCCGGAGAGCGTCCAACAGCCGATGATTTGGTGAAAAGCTGTGAAGAACTCTGTTACACGTCATCCCGACGCAGGACTGGCGTCGTTGTAAGGTTCGACTTCGGTGCATATGGGTTTATCAATGATGGCGGAGGTGATACGTTTTTTCACAAGGGCAGCGTGTACGGACCCGAATGTCCAGGCAAAGGCGATCGGGTAATGTATTCAAGTTTTGACGGTGGCGGAGCGCCGCGTGCGCATCCGGTTGTAAAACTAAAGCCTAACGCAACTGCGTAAATTCCATCATGAGTTACGATCGGTCGATACGAGCTCGCTGCCAGCACGGATTTGTGCGTCGTGCGGTGCAATGATTGCAATTCGTGCGCGTCGTCCTTTTCGTCCGCTAAAGCGCACGACAATCTGCACGCCTGCGATTTCCACGATTCGGAATTCGCCTTTGTGGTACCATTCGATTGATCGAGCGCTCGATACCGATGCGGCGGTGGCATCATTTGGGTTTTTGCAATCCTTGTTGCGTTCAATGGTCATTTTAGTACTCCCCGTAATAGCAAAATCGAAGAATCCAATAATCCGGACAAGCAAAACAAACTGTGTCTAAACGGGGGCCTGTTCCCGCGGGCCGCCCGCCGCCGTTTTCGCGTGGGAGAACCTAACTCCCCCCGGCCCCTCCCTGCCACGTTGGCAGACGCGGCACGTTGGCCCACGTCGCGGCGTGTCGGCCTCTGGCCCGTTCGTCCGCCCGCGGCGCAGGAACGAGGCACGGGCGAACGTGGGCGACGACGTTGAAAGACGCGTTAGGCACGGGCGTCTCCCGTGGCTTGGACCATCGCCAGAACGCCGGCCTTGATTGCGTCGGGTAGGCGCGGCCAAGCGGCGACGACGCGAGCCAGATCGGGCGGAAGATCGGGGCTAGACGTCGCCCCAGACGGACACGGCACCGCTGCGGGCACCATAGTGGGCACCTCGCCGTCGGCATCTTGGCGCAACTCCGCAACGGGTATATTGGTTGCGGCGTCGTGCCCGCAGTCTTCTAATCCGCAGGTTGCAGGTTCGATTCCTGCCGGGCGTAATGACTTACGA